GACAAAAGACGTAACTAGAACACCTTCGGGCCGAATAAAGTACCGCGGGGAGACTTTTCCGGGTTTTAACAAGCCTAAAAGGACTCCCAACGCGTCTAAAAAGAGTGCCGTTTTGGCTAAAAAAGGCTCTGAGATTAAACTGGTCCGGTTCGGGGACCCTAAGATGTCCATCAAAAAAGACCAACCCGGCCGTCGTAAAAACTTTCGAGCCCGTCATTCGTGTGATACGGCAAAAGACAAATTCAGCGCCCGTTACTGGTCCTGCAAAGCGTGGTGAAGTAGAAATGAACCTTTCCTTTTTCGGCAATCCTAAAGAGGCAAGCATTGTATCCGAGTTAATGCAGTGGTCCGAAGAAGTTTTAGAAAAAAGCAACCCGTATTTTAACGACCTTCCGCCGTGTCCTTATGCAAAACAAGCGTGGCTGGACGAAAAAGTTGCTGTACTTTTTAAATACGAAAGTAGTAACCAAGTTTTGTACCGCACTGTTTCTAGCTTTGATGACAATTTTGAATTAGCCATCATTGTAGACTTAACGGTTGAAATGGCCCCGGAAGCTTTCCATGAATATTTGGACGATTTGAACACAGTGATTTCTGAGGGGATGTTTATTGATAAAGACATCTGGGTTATGGGTTTTCACCCAGAAGACGACGCGAGCGACTTTGTAGCGGACATTGAGTTCGACGCTACCGTGGAAGAAGCTTATTCCTTGATTTTTGTGCAACGGTTGTCAAAACTGCAAGAAGCGGCAGACAAGTTGTCAAAAAAGGGCTACTATGATACTTATGACGCAGAATATAATGCTCGCGAAATCTATGCAAAGCGGGAAAACCTTTATAGGGGGCTAAAAAATGGCGATGAAACCTAAGAAGATGCGTGGCGGCGGCATGGTTAAAAAGATGCGCGGTGGCGGCATGGTTAAGAAGATGCGTGGCGGCGGTATGGTCAAGAAATTTGGCAGCGGCGGTAAAGTCGGCAACAAAAGCTGTGTAGTAAGGAATGCCTGATGGGAAAGAAGCCCGGTTTATACTCGAACATTCAAGCTAAACGAAAACGCATTGCTGCGGGTTCGGGCGAGAAGATGCGAAAACCCGGCGCAAAGGGCGCTCCAACGGCAAAAGCGTTCAATCTGTCGGCTAAAACCGCAAAGACGAATAGGAAACGGTAATGACTACCTCTAATAGCAAAGATTTTGATTTAGACGTAGCTGAGTACGTTGAAGAAGCTTTTGAGCGTTGCGGCTTAGAGGTACGAACCGGTTATGACCTAAAAACGGCCAAAAGGTCGTTAAATCTTATGCTTGCGGATTGGGCTAACCGTGGTTTGAACCAATGGACCATCAAGCAGCGGACCGTAGCAATGGTTGTTGGTGATGGTTCTTATGAACTAGGCAATGACGTTATTGACGTATTGTCTGTCATTGTTCAACGCGACGGGACAGATTATTCTTTGGACCGTCTAAGCCGTGACGGGTTTCTTACAATCCCAAGCAAAGCTACTCAAGGCCGCGTAAATCAGTTTTTCTTAGACCGGCAAATTACGCCGGTTTTAAACTTGTGGCCTGTTCCGGACAATGACACGGATGTTGTGTATTATGACGCTTTGACCCGTATGGATGATGCGGACATATACACCAACACCATGGACCTTCCGTTTAGGTTTTATCCGTGTTTGGCGGCGGGATTGGCTTATTATATCGCTTTAAAGCGGGCTCCTAACCGTGTTCAAATGCTGAAAGCAGTATATGAAGAAGAGTTTGACCGCGCAGCCACAGAAGATCGGGATCGTTCGTCGTTTAACGTCGTTCCTAATTATCAATATTACAGGGTGAGCTGATGTCTAAGTTTGCATCCGGTAAAAATTCATGGGCTATATCGGACCGATCCGGGCAACGGTATCGGTATCGACTTATGCGCAAAGAATGGAACGGGTTGCTAGTTGGCCCGGACGAATTTGAGCCTAAACAGCCCCAATTAGGGCCTTTTCGTAAAGTTTCAGACCCCGAAGCGTTACAGAACGCTCGCCCTGACCGGGTAGAGCCCATGGACGTTTATGTTGGTGTGCCTTTGGTAGAAAACCCCGCCCTCCGGCCCGCAACGGGCTTTGGACAGGTTGGATCAGTGACGGTGGTGACATGAGCTTTACATATGCACAATTAAAACAGGCTATTCAGGACTATACTGAGAACGAAGAAACCACTTTCGTCAACAATTTGCCTCTTTTTATCACGCAGGCGGAAGAACGGATTCTTAAAAACGTTCAATTAAGCCTGTTTAAAAAGAACGTGAGCGGATCAATGTCCGCTTCTAACAAATATTTGGCTTGTCCTAGTGATTATTTGGCTTCTTTTTCGCTTTCTTTTATAGATGCGAGCGGAGACCATGTGTTTTTGGACTTTAAAGACGTGGATTTTGTCCAATCTTTTAATCCGGACGCGACGACGACGGGCAGCCCTCGTTATTATGCTGTTTTTGACGTAGATAACTTTGTTTTGGGCCCTACCCCAGACGCTTCTTCGGCCGTAGAACTACATTACTTTTACCGGCCTGCTAGTTTGACGGCTGGCGCGGAAGATGGGACCACGTGGCTTAGTGAAAACGCGGAAATAGCTTTGTTGTACGGCAGCTTGATGGAAGCTTACATCTTTATGAAGGGTGAGGCTGATATGATGGCTATGTACGAAAAAAGATTTGCCGAAGCCGTATCTGGCATGAAAATGCTTGGCGAAAGTAAAGAAGTAACAGATGAATATCGGACTGGTATGTTAATTAGGCCGAAACAATGAAACTTGAACTTGTAAACAATAAGGAGACTTAGGCATGGCCTTTACAGGAAATTTCATGTGTACGAGCTTCAAGAAAGAGCTTCTTGATGCTTTGCATAACTTTCAACTTAGCGGTGGCGACACCTTTAAGATTGCTTTGTATGACAACAACGCGTCATTTACGGCGGCAACTACCGCGTACACTGCTACGAACGAAGTCACGGGTACTGGCTACACTGCGGGGGGAAATACGCTAACGCGGATTGATCCAACAAGCTCGGGTACTACGGCGTTCACTGATTTCGCAGACACAACATGGTCGTCTTCAACGATTACGGCCCGTGGAGCTTTGATTTACAACGATTCTGCCGCAGGAGACCCTGCTGTTGTCGTTCTTGATTTTGGTTCAGATAAAACGTCTACGAATGGTGATTTTACAGTTGTATTCCCAACAGCAGACGCAACTAACGCGATCATTCGGATAGCTTAATGACCGACGTTATCGTCCCCTTTTCCGGCTGGGGCCGGGGGACGTGGGGTCAACTAGCCTTTGGCGAAGACTCTATTACGAACGCGGGTGCAGCCGGACAGATTGGCTCTGTAACAATCGTTGCAGAGGCCAATGTCCCTGTGACTGGACTACAGGCCGCGGGCTCTGTTGGTGGTGTAACGGTTGTTGCAGACGCTAATGTTAACCCCACCGGGGTTGAGGCCCTTGGCGCAGTAGGTTCTGTCGCAGTGATTGCGGGTGCCAATGTCTTACCTGATGGCGTTGCAGCTAATGGGGAAGTTGGCTCTGTTGTAATTGTTGCAGACGCTAATGTTTCTGTAACGGGATTGTCAGGTTCATCCGCAGTAGGTAGCGTGGTTGTGCAGGCCAACGCGGATGTTACGGTCACAGGTGTTTCTGGTACAAGTGGTCTTGGCACTGTAACCGTAACGGGCACCGCAGTTGTTCCCGCCTCTGGAATTGCCGGTACGGGTCAGGTTGGCACAGTAATTGTTGAAGCTGATGCCCTAGCGCCTGTTACGGGCCTTGAAGCCTCCGGATCAGTTGGCTCTGTTGCCGTTACCGCTAATGCCGATGTTAATCCTACTGGACTAGAAGCCACCGGCTCTGTCGGTGAAGTAGAAGTCGGCATAATCGTCATCGTTGACGTTACAGGCGTTGCAGGCGCGGGCCAAGTTGGTCAAGCCGAAGCAAATGCAAACGCGGATGTTCCTGTTACAGGCGTTTCCGCAACGGGCGGGGTGGGACAAGTCCTCGTTTGGGGACGTATTGTCCCAAATCAAAATCCGGGTTATACTCCCGAGATACCATCTTCCACCCCTGCTTGGAGTGACGAAACACCGTCCCAAACTCCGAACTGGGATGATATAGCAGCATAGGATTGAAACATGCCTAGTACATATACACTGAATAACGGGATCGAACTCATAGGCACAGGCGAACAGTCTGGTACATGGGGCGATACGACAAACACAAATTTGGGCTTACTAGATACGGCTCTTGACGGTCAGGTTACTGTCACGCTGCCGAGCGCGGGGACATCTGGTTCTCCGAACACTCTGGCTATTACCGACGGTGCGGCGTCCGATGGCCGTAACCGCATGGTTACATTTGCCGATGGCGGCGATCTGGGAGCAACGGCATACGTTCAGTTGACGCCGAACGACTCTGAGAAGATCATTTATGTGCGCAACACTCTGGCAGGATCGCGCAGCATTATCCTGTTTCAAGGTACATATAACGCGAGCAACGATTATGAGGTTCCTGCGGGAACGACTGCGGTTGTTTACTTTGACGGCGCTGGTTCTGGTGCTGTAGCTGCGAACGTCTTTAACAATGCTCATTTTGATGCGTTAAATGTAGTTGGAAATGTAACAGTCGGTGGAGACGTGACCGTAACAGGTACGGTTGACGCAGGTACGGTTGAGTTTGACAATCTTTCTGGGACAGGCGCGGTGTCTGTTACCAATATCCTCGACGAAGACAACATGGCTTCCGACAGCGCGACAGCCTTGTCCACACAACAGTCAATCAAGGCGTATGTTGACGCGCAGGTTGGTGCCAACAACGAACTATCCGAGGTTCTAGCTAACGGCAACACGACTGGCGGTAATAACATCCTGTTTGGCGACAACGACAAGGCCATCTTTGGTGCTGGGTCTGACCTACAGATTTATTTTAATGGAGCCGATGGCGTAATAAACGAAAGCGTTGCAGGAAATCTTCTTATCCAAGGCGACAACATTTACTTGCAGAACTCTGCTGCTAGCGTATCTTATCTTCGGGGCGTAGATGGTGGGGCTGTTGATTTACGTTATGCTGGAAACGTCAAACTCGCCACCACCAGCACAGGTATTGACGTAACTGGCACAGCCGTCATGGACGGTTTGACCGTGGATGGGGCTTCGGACAGCACACCTGCGGTTACTATTAGTGCAAACAACAACGCTCTTGGGACAAAGAATACCCTACGCTTCTTTGATGACGATGGCGCTGTTGACAATGGGCAGCAAGTCGGCCGTATTGAGTTCTATACAGATGATAATACTAATACAGGCGTGAACGCTTATTTTGAAGTAACCAACAACACGACTGGTTACGGCACAATGAGCTTTGCAACGGGTACTTCTGCGTCTTTAGCGGAGCGTATGAGTATCGGAGGCACAGGCGACATCACCTTCTACGACACTTCAGGCAATGCGAGTTTCGTGTACGACGAAAACGCGGGTTCGACGTTCAACGAGCAGGGTGCTGACAGGGATTTCCGTGTTGAGAGTAACAGCAACGCTAATATGCTGTTTGTGGATGCGGGGAATAATCTGGTTTCTGTTGGGCAGGGAACGCC